TGTACCCTTCCGCCTTCTTCATGTGATTGTCCATTAGGTGGTGTTGTTGTGTGACATACAAGAAACAAGGTGATGCCAGTGCGCTCAACAAGTGAGCGAAGCCGGGTCATGGTGTTATCTATCATTCGTCGCTCGTCTCCTTCTAATCCAGACAAAAGAATGGATAGGTGATCAAGGAAGATGACCTTTGTATCTAGTCCAGCCGCCATGTATTCAATGCGGTTGTAGATATGATCAGGGTCGTAGCTACCGAAGCCATCAAATAAATGAAGGTTCCAGTTAGCAATTGTCTGGTCAAAGATCTCTGTTAGCTCGCCTCGTTGTTGTTCACCGAGGTGTAGAGATCGTCTACTAGCGACGGACATGAGCCCGAGAGCTGTTCGTCGATTTGATTCCTCAAGCGCCAGGTAACCGCACCGCTCTCCCTTGCTGAGAAGGTAAGCACATATCTCTCTGAGAATGGAACTTTTCCCCACGCCAGAGCCTGCAGTAAGCGTGACAAGCTCTCCATATCGGATCCCGTGTAATAACTTGTTGAGGCCCTCGAATGGGTAGTCATGATCAGATGGTGGTGAAGGTGTAGTTACTAGCTCTAAAAGAGTTTTGGCATCAACAATGCCGTCTGGTTGGTACTGTTTATGACTGAAGTTCAATACTTGACGTACTGCTTCATTGTCTCCAGCTTGTAATGCCTCTGAGGCGTCTTTGTAATCGTCTAGAAAGCCTATGAAAGTCTTGCTAGGTGGTAGTACACTAGCGGCCTCATTAGCGGCCTCCTGGCCTGCCTCATCGTTATCAAAGAAAAGAACAATCTTGTCGTAATGGTTGATCCATTCGTAGTTTTTTTGGATTGCTTTCTTAGCCGCAGCTGCACCATTTGGAATGGAGACTACAGGCCACGGTTGGCACTCATAGACGCTCATCGCATCCATTTCGCCTTCAACAATTATTAGCTTTTGATCCTTAGCTGTTTTATGTCTGAAGAGCTGCATGCCATAAAGACTGCTGACATCTCCTTCACAACGAAACTGTTTATCTTTAGTCCTTACTTTCGCCCCGACAGCCTTTCCAGAACTGTCGAAATAATAGTGGCGTAGGATCGTGCCATCTTTGTAGGTCTTGAATAGTTCACAGGTACGTTCAGAAATTCCTCTTGATTGCAGCCGTCTGGCTGAGCCTTTGAGTTCGACATGATTCACTTGATGATTGTGATTGGTGGTTGTGTTTCCGTCTGCATGTTTGTAATAACCACATTGTTTGTGGCACCACTCATGTCCGTCGCTGTATAGAGAATTGGCATCCGATGAGCCGCACTGCGGACATGGTATGTGTCTTACAAATTCAGACTCGTTATGTGAGCCATTTGAGTGGGATGTTCGCAAAGGAGCACCAAGGTATGTTTAATTTCTCGCAGAATTTTGCGTAAGTAGTCTTAGATTTTTTAGAGATTGTGTTGTAAGGAGCCTGGAAGACCATACGAAGATCTAACTCAGGATGCTGTTGCTTAACGGCTTTAATCTTCCGTCTGTCTGCAGCATCCCAGTACCCTTTACATTCCAGCACTACACCATTAGGTAACAAAAAGTCTGGCGTGTACAAGTGTGGAATTGTGTAAGGTACTTTCTCTGTTTCGTATTCGTAGTCAACAGCCAGGTTGCAAAGAAGATCCGCGACCTTCTCCTCAAGTCCTGATCGGAATGCCATTTAGAAGTCGTCGTCGTCTTCAACAGAACTAGTTTCAGTTGGGATTACGTTTGGCATCATTGCTTTATATCCAGCTGTTGTGCCGAATAGATCAACGACATCCTCAGTAGACATATCTCCTACATCAACACCAGCTGATGAAGACAGCGAGACAACCTGAATACCCTTCAGTTTCAAGCTAGTGCCATAGGTGACGCCATCTCGCAAGATGTAAGGCTTTTGGAATAGAGCAAGCTTTACTTTTGAACCACTAAATAGAGGTAGACGCTCATCAGTGATAACAGTGCCGTCAGTATCTACTACAGGCGGACGTGCATCTTCATTCCAACTGAACTTTACTTTATATTTTCCTTTACTTACTTCTTCCCAAGGTTCAGGCTTAAGTACTGAACGCTTTGGATTTTTTAGTTTTGATTCAGCCCACTTAAGGGATTCAGTACGGTCTTCTTCTAGTGCTTCAACCATTGATTCATCGACTAGTGCGCCAAGTGAATAGCCAAATTTAGAAGGTGTCATTACAGCTTGATATCCTTCAAGGACAACAGGCTCTGGAGTTACAAATGTGTTTCGGGTCATTAACAGAAAAAATAGGTGGAGTTAATTACTGATTCGGGGTTCAGTGTTCCAATAATTGGGGGCTCGGTTTCAGCGCCTATCTGCTCAGCCCAAGACTTTAAGTAGTCTTGTTCTGCAAATAAGTGCATGTATGTCTCACGAACAATGGTTGAAAGAGTAGACATGTCAGTAGCACGACATAGAACCGAGTCGTGTATGAGGGCCAACGGAGCGTTGAAGCGTAGTGCAGATAGGTGGAGGAGACTTGCATCTAGTGAATGAATAAGATTCGGTGAAGTAGCATTTAGGTGGTGTAATCTGTCAACTTCATTCTTATCAGCTGTTGCTACAAAAATATTACATTCTCCAAGCAACTGAAGGCGGATGCGCTCAACCTGTTTCTTCATCAAAGACTGCGTTACTACGAACCCTGATGGAGTAGTCCAAGTTAATTTATTAGCACCTCTATCAATAGCTTTACCTACCTCTTCTTCAATCCACTTCATGACCTTCATTGGTCCTTCAAATTTAAGACACATAGCTTCTCTAACTGCGTTAACAATCTGAGTAAGCTCATCCTTATCTACTTCAATGCCATCTTCTTTAAGCGCTTCTTTAATATAAGAACGATTAGAAAATGGCTTTGCATTGTATGGAATGGTCATCACAGTTCGCTTGGTTTTCTTTCTATCCCAAAAAGGTTTTATCCGTTCTGGAATAGAATCAATACAAGCTTCTGCAATAACTAAATATGCATCTTGTGGTGTGTCGCTAGGCAGTACATTGACGAGCTTTGCAGTTGATGCACAGCGGCATAACCCTGACAGCACCTGAAGTCCTGAAGCAGTTGCATCTACTGCGACTGGCAGATTTGTGTAATTTCTATCACACAAAATTACGGAATGGTAGTAAGCATCGCACGCAGCCAAAAAGCGCCAAGGCTCATCTGCTCCTTCCCAAGTGGACAGGTTGCCAATGGGATCGGTAGCGACGGCTGTGATTAGATCATGGTTGTCTAACGTCCACAGAATTCGTTCAGTCATAGGAAGCTTAGAGTTTCCATATGTTGTCGAACACTCGAACGCCAACCAATCTTCTGCTTCAGGTGTCATTAACGCTTGATTGTGAAACAAGAGTAGTGACTTAGAGAAGTCGTCCCCTTGCGGTGTAAGAAACGCAGGGATTGGATAGCATCTACCTCTGTAGTCAAATGACCACGGAATGTAGAACTTCTCATATTGTTCAAACACTTCAACAGCATTCATAGTCATACGTGTACGGCATGAACGCTTAAAGGCTTGAGCATTGATATTCATTACCTCTGCTGCTCTTCGTCTGTAGTCTTTGCGTGAGTCTTTGTTGTCAGCAATGTCTACAGGCTTAGGAGGTAGAGGAACTTCAATAACAGGGATAAACTTTCCAACCCCAATACCACGCTCTTGCAGCGTCTTTGCAACGTCAACAATGAATGGATTGAGGGTGTAGCTGGTTTGCTGAATGTGATTCAGAAAATCAACTGGGATCGTTCCCTGTATACACTGCCTGTTACCGCGACGAACCATGTCGTAGCCCTCCATAACCTCATTGAGGATGTAACCGCCACCAGTTCCGTCAGCCTGCCAATCATTTGGAGGGACGATCATTGGCCAAGCAATAGGGCTAAACATTTCCGCTGATTCCATAAGCTGATCTTTGATCGCTATGAATTCAGGTGTAGGGATCACGTAGTTGACACGTCTGCGACCCTCTTGTCGGGTATCGATACTGAACCAACCACTTACCCCACAAATACAGTCGAGCAGCCACCCACCTAAACGGACACGATTGGCTCGTCCCCAAGGCTTCCAATGCTCTACGTCGTATCGGTTAATCAGGGTGCGGATGACTGTCACCTTTTGGGTGGTGCCAATGGACTTATGCCAATAGTTTTTTTGAAGTGTGTGCAAAAGACCAGGACATGTGCGTTCGTAATGACGCAACATGCATTCTTGCTCAATTGCTAAACCAATACAGTCAGTGACATTAGCCGTCAAGTTTGACTTTCGTTTGGAACTAAATACAGTGTCAAACGTAACCTTACTGGCAATAACTGCTGCAGATTCAGCATCAAGTTCATCAAGAAATGGTTTAATTTCTTTAAAATTAACTCCTGCAGTTCCTTTCTTTATTCGTAGATGTGTTTCTTTAATACGTTCAACTAAAACAGGCAATAGCTGCTCAATTGAAGATACACCGTAAACACTCGCACTCGAATAACTTTTAGCCTCTAGTTGTTTTGTGTTGTTGTGTAGCTTTTCAAGTCCACGCTTGATTTGCTCCCGCTCAAGTTTAATTTGAGCACCGATTTCTTCAAAGGTTGTCAATAAAAATCCGCGTTAGAACCGGTGATTAGAACCTATCCTTAGTGGACAGGTGTCATAGAAAGGAAGGCCAGGGATTTAACCCTGACCTATACGTAAGTGTTACGGAACCGCGCTCGAACCTAAAACCAGCGCGTCTACCAATTCCGCCAGATGGGCTCTGGGTTTCAGCTGTCACAGTGTGCCAGTTAAAACGAGGTGTTCCTCAGAAACAAGGGTAACTGAGTGACCTATTAGACACGCTTAGATGGCAAGCATTGCGTCCGTGAGAGCTGTATCTGAGGCATGGGCATAGCGCAAAGTTGTTTCTACACGTTTGTGGCCACATAAGGATTGGATGCTCCTAATGGGCACACCAGCTTCAGCAAGCCAGGTGGCATAGCTGTGACGCAGTGTGTGGAAGACATACGCTTCGTCCTTGCCGATCAGCCTGTTGGCCTTCTTAAAGGCCCGGAGCAGCTGATCCTTGTCCCGCCACTCGTCCCCGAAAATCCTGATGTCTGACCGTGATGCTTGTGAACAACGGTCTGACACCAACCCGAGGATTGATTCATGAATAGGGATTGCCCTCCAGTTTTTAGCTTTTGTGAGTTGTGTAGGTACACCGCCGACGTGAATCTTGTTAGCGACAAGATCAATGTCTTTCTTGCGGATCTTAAGTATTTCTCCTTGGCGCATACCTGTATAGGCAGCAAATCCAATGATGTCACTTAAGTCTTCGCGTTGAAATACATTAGTGGACACGTTTTGCAATTGTTTAGTTTCCTCTTTGGTGTACCAAACAACACGTCCTTCAGCTTCTTTACGACGCCTAAATTTAGGGACGTTTTCAAGTAAGCCATCAAATTCACAGTGCCGTAAGACAGTACTAACAGCCGAAACAATACGGTTGATAGTTGCATCTGACTTGCCTTCATCCTCAAGTTCAATAGAAATTTGAGCGATGATAGGTTGTGTGATCTTTTTAACTGGGAAAGAAGATCCACGTAGACGAGTGAAATGATTGCAATTGATCTCCGCAGCCTGCTTACCATTGCCGTGTCTCCACGTATGGCGAGTGGTGAACGTGTAATGCATTGCCTGTTGCCAGGTTCTGATTTCAGTCATAGATGGTTTGCTTGATCATTCGGGCTAGGTCTTTACCTAGAGTTGTTAGCTCTAGTGTTTGACGACGACGATTGTGTGGGTCTACCTCCTTTTTGATTAAACCCAGTCCTTGAGCACCACGACCAACACGACCTTTAGATAAAAGATCGGTGTTTCTACTGGCTGAAGCAGTTGTCATGTTTAGCTCTTGTTCAAGTGCTTGCTTATGACAGCCATCGTGGGAGGCTACATAAAAGAAAGTACAAGCAACTTGTCCAGGCATTTCACGGTCCCTCAATCGGAGCAGCTCGAACGCAAGATGGATCTTTTCCATCCGTGCATCTGTGACTTGGTTCCGGATTGGGTTCACTAGATCTGGGTATTGTCTTACTCCACTCTAGACGGTATATACCGAAGTGGATCTGTAGGTCGAAGAAGGGCGCACTATCGGGACCATCAGATCCCAGATAGAAGTTACCGAACGAAAAGATGCTCATTGAGCCAAAAACTGGTGAAAGAAAGTTTACTTAATTTATTTAGTTTCAATATCAACCTCAGACTCGTTTTCTATCAATAAATGTTTGTAACGATCTGCGATGACCCAATCACCTTGATACATACCAACGCGGCATTGCAAGGTATAGGTGCAGCATCGACATTTATAACCGAAACAACTTTTACTAGCTCTTTTATCAATTGATACAT